TTTGGAAAAAAATAACAAAGTAACAGTAACAATTGTATTGCGTGGTAGAGAAAGAGGCAGGCAAGATCTTGCTAGAGAGCTACTAAATACGTTTGCTAATATTTTAGAAGTAGAATATGAGCAAATATCAACGCAAAACAATAGAGTTTCTGGGAAAATACAATAAGGCAAAAATGGCAAAATATATACCAAGAGAAAAAAAACAACAAACATTCGGAAATGGGCTAATGGTTGAAGTTCGGAATAACAACGTTGAACAGGCTATTAGAAAGTTAAAGAAAATGATAATGAAGGATGGTATCTTGCAAGAAGTACGTGAACGTAGATACTTCATTAGTAACACTGAAAGACGACTTAAAGCAAAGGCGGCAGGTCGTGCTAGACATCGTAGACGCATAGCAAAAGATTCTATAGAGAAGAAAAGGCTATATTAAAGCGTCAAAACAGAATTTGTCCACATCATGTGGATAAATAACAATGTATACAACAGGACTGATTCCTACCGTATACATAGAACGCCGAAAGGGTTCTAAATAATCTTGCTTAATAAAGGAGAACAGATATGACAAGACTAACAACACTAAATCTTCCCGATTTTTATAAAGCTACAATAGGCTTTGATAGATTATTTGATGACTTAACTACAACGTTTGCATCAAATACTTCAGGCGGTTACCCACCTTACAATATTGTAAAAGTGAGTGACAGTAGTTATTCAATTAGCCTAGCAGTTGCAGGCTTTGATAAAGACGAAATAAAAGTCGAACAAGACGGTAACCAACTTTCAATCAATGCTGAAAAGAAAGACAGCAAGGAAGAGATTGAATATTTATATAAAGGCATAGGAACTAGAAACTTTAGAAGAGAATTTAGTTTAGCTGATTATGTAGAAGTTAAATCGTCTAAGTTAGACAATGGTATCTTAGTAGTTACATTGGAACAAAATATTCCAGACGAAAAGAAACCTCGTAATATTAAGATTGACTAATTAAGGTAAAATATGACTCAAGCATCAACACAAGGCGTAGCAGATATTACTAAGTTAAAATCACCACCAAGATATAATGTGGTTTTACTTAATGATGAAACTACACCTCAAGATTTTGTAGTTAATGTTTTACAGACAATATTTAATAAGTCAGTAGACGAAGCAAAATTAGTGATGCTTGAGGTCCATGAAAAGGGCCGAGGAATAGCAGGTACTTATAGTTACGAAGTAGCAGAGCAGAAAAGTGTAGAAACTATAACCGATGCAAGGCGGAATGAATTTCCGTTAGATGTTACAATAGAAAAAGTAGAATAAAATATTAAATGAAAATAGCAATCACGCAACGTGTGATTGAATTTCAAAATGGGCCGTATGATGGCATTGATCATGGATTTTATGAAATGTTTTCAGGTCATACGTTAATTCCCATTCCTAATCACTTAGAACATTATAAAACAGACACAATAGTTAATAGTGACTTAGTGGTATTTACAGGCGGCAATAGTATGATGCCAGGTGACTGGCAATATAATGAAGATCGCCTTAGGGTTGAAAAACACACGTTAGACTTAGCAAAACTTTATGATAAGCCAATTCTGGGTATAAGTAGGGGATGTCAATTCTTAACAATTGCCCTTGGCGGCAGTATCGAACAAAATGGTAGACATACGCACGATCATAGTGTAAACTATAAGGATAGTGAAGTCAAAGTTTGCAGTAGACATCAAGAAGTGCTTAGTAAAATTCCAAATGGGGCTACTTGTCTTGCTACAGATAGTGAAGGATTCTGTGAAAGTTGGAAATTGGATAATATAATAACGGTATTATGGCATCCAGAACGAATGAAAACACACTGGCTTCCATATGAAGCATATGGAATATTAGGATTATGAAAATAGGATTTACTTGCAGTACATTTGATTTATTACATGCTGGACATATTGAGATGTTACGTGAAGCAAAAAGTACGTGTGATCATTTAATTGTTGGGTTACAAGTTGACCCAAGTGTTGATAGGGAAGAAAAGAATTCACCTATACAGAGTTTAGTCGAAAGGCATGCTCAATTAAGTGCTGTAAAGTATGTTGATGAGATAATACCATATCAAACTGAAAAAGATTTACAAGATATAATATCTATGTATCCAATTAATGTTAGAATACTAGGCGAAGAATATAGAACAAAAGATTTCACTGGTAAAGAAATTTGTAAATCAAGGGATATACAAATTCATTTTAACAAAAGAGACCATAGATTTAGTACAACAGATTTAAGAAAAAGGGTGTGTGAAAATGAGAATTGAAAATGATACAAAATATGATTATAGTGATGTATTAATTCGTCCAAAACGTAGTACATTAGGCTCTCGTAAAGAAGTAGATTTAGAACGTGGTTTTAAATTTCGTAATTATCAAGGAGATACTGTAGATAATTATAGACATTATCGTGGTATTCCAATTATGGCAAGTAATATGGATGGCGTAGGTACATTGGAAATGGCAGATAAACTTGCACAACAAGGAATGTTTACTTGTCTGGTCAAGACATTGGCAGTAAGTGAACTACTTGAATATTTTAATAAAGACGAGTGTACATCACCACCAGACGATGATAGTAGACGAGATCATGTGGCAATGAGTATTGGTATATCTGATACTGATCTAGCAAAGTTTAATGGAGTATATCAACAAGTTAATAAAGGCAATCTAAAGTATGTTTGTATTGATGTAGCAAATGGGTACAGTGAACGGTTTAGTAATTTTGTTAGAAAGTTTAGAAATAAATATCCACACATAGTAATCATTGCAGGTAACGTAGTTACAGGCGAAATGACTGAGGAATTAATTCTTAATGGAGCTGACATTGTTAAAGTGGGTATTGGACCAGGATCAGTATGTACAACACGTATACAAACTGGTGTTGGATATCCACAATTATCAGCAGTTATTGAATGTGCAGATGCGGCACACGGGCTTGGTGGACATATTATCGCTGACGGCGGTTGTACTTGTCCTGGCGATGTGGCTAAAGCATTTGCTGGCGGAGCCGACTTTGTAATGTTAGGCGGTATGTTTGCAGGACATGATGAAGGTGGTGGTAATCCAGTTACTAGAGATGGTGAGAAATTTGTACAATTTTACGGAATGAGTAGTGATGCGGCAAATAAATTACACTTTGGTGGACTTAAAGACTACAGAAGTAGCGAAGGAAGAGAAGTTCTTGTTCCGTACAGAGGGCCAATAGAAGGAACTACTCAAAATATACTAGGCGGAGTGCGTAGCACATGCACATACGCAGGCGCACAGCGTCTTAAACATCTAATGCGATGTGCAACATTTATAATGGTTAATAATCAATATAACCACACATACGAATCAACAACAATAAAATAACTACATACTTAACCAGATAAATAGTTGTATGAGCAAAGTACACTTACTATCAGAATTATTAGGTAAATTAGAAAACTTCAAAACGCAAGAAGAGAAGTTTGAGCTTTTATCTACATATCAAAAAGAACCTATATTAAAGAAAATACTTACTATAGCATATAACCCTTGGATTGATTTTGGAATGCAAGATTTTACTCCAAAACGACATGGTAAAAAGTTTGGAATGGGTTTAACAAAGTTCTTACATCTTTTAACTGACATAATTGACGAAAAATTTGATGAAAAAGAGAAACTCTTTTCTTGTAATATGGCTATGATGCATATAGAAGAACGTGATGCAGATACATTTCTTAAGTTATTAAAACAGGAAATGGATTTAGGTTTAGAACCAGAAACAATAAATCGTGTATGGCCTGGATTAATAATGATACACCCAATAAGTAATCCTACCCCAGGTGATTATAAAACATTTAAATCTTATCCAGCGGCAGTACAACCAATAAGCAGAGGGTTACGAGTTAATGTTATAATACATAAAAATAAAGTTTCATACAAAGATAAATTAGGTAACGATATTAAAGGTTGGGAACTATATGATGAGCAGTTTATAAATTTAGCACAAAATAATAGCACAGTATTTGACGGACATGCTATAGTAGCCAATGGAACTACTGTAGTAGAAACAGATAATAATAAAGTATTAGAAGCAGATGCAGAGAATATTAGATTTAATTTTTGGGATGTTATACGTTATGACGGATTTATAAAAGGTGAAGATACTCGTATTGGATATAATTGGCGTCATAATGGAATTGAACATATGATAATACTTGCTATTGATAAAAATAAAACACCTTGTTATGATATAGTAAAAGCTGATTTAGTAGGAAGTGATGAACAGTTAAAACTAACTGTTGAAAAGTATAAGTCTAAGTGTGTTATTAAAAGTTTGGATGGTACATGGATACGTGGAAATGA